GTGCTATCGGCTCACCTGAATTAAGAACACTTCTCAATGAAACTGGTCTTGGAGATAATCCCGAAGTAATTCGGGCCTTCTACAAAGCGGGTCTTGCTGCGAGTGAAGACGTCGTGGAAAACGGAGGCAGTGGAGACACTGCCAAAGGTGGCCTTGACGCAATGTATCCGACCATGACCGATAAGAAGTAGAGCGGTCATAATAGGATTTAACTGTAACGTCTACTAAACCGCGAAAAAAGGAGCTAAAAACATGGCAACACTCGCAACTACCCATCCGACGTTACTAGACGTTACAAAGCGTCTAGCACCGAACGGAGCAATCGATATGATTGCAGAAATGCTAAATGAGACAAACGAGGTTTTGGACGATATGGTCTGGATCGAGGGTAACCTCGAAACAGGTCATCGCACCACAATCCGCGTTGGTCTTCCCACTCCAACATGGCGTAAGCTTTACGGCGGTGTTCAACCGACGAAAAGCATCACGGCACAGGTCACGGATAGCTGCGGTATGCTTGAAGATTATGCAGAGGTTGATAAAGCCCTTGCTGATCTTAACGGCAACACCAAAGACTTCCGTCTGTCCGAGGATCGTCCACACATCGAAGGCATCTCGCAAGAGCTTGCATCGACGTTGTTCTACGGTAATGAAGCCACAGAGCCAGAAGCCTTCACAGGTTTCGGTCCTCGCTTTAACGACCAAGCTGCTGCAAACGGTGATAATATTCTCACCAGTGCAGCGACACCAGACGGCGCTGATAACACTTCGATCTGGTTGATCGTTTGGGGTCCAACTACAGTACACGGTATCTATCCGAAAGGTTCTAAAGCCGGTCTTCAACAGACTGACAAAGGCCAAGTTACTATCGAGAATATCGATGGCAACGGCGGTCGCATGGAAGCTTACCGGACGCATTACCGCTGGGACGTAGGTTTGACAGTGCGCGATTGGAGATACGTAGTTCGTATCAACATCGATCACGAGGACCTTGTTGCCGATGCTGCGACTGGACCTGATCTGGTTGACCTAATGACACAAGCACTTGAGCTTGTACCGAGCCTCACATCTGGACGCCCTGCGTTCTATATGAACCGCTCTGTACGTAGCTTCTTGCGCCGTCAGATCAAAAACCAAGTAACAGGGTCAACTTTGACCATGGATACGGTTGCCGGGAAACGTGTAATGAGCTTCGATGAAGTTCCTGTACGTCGTGTGGATGCCATCACCAATACGGAGAGTGGTATCTAAATAAGGGCTTAGCAATCCTCGGGTAACACCCCGGGGGTCGCCTCTAGCTTTAATCTCATTTAAAATCAGAAAGGAATAACATTATGATTATGGATGAATTTGGAGAGTTTGCCGATGCTACCGCCGTTAACACAGGCGCAGCCGGTCAATATCTTGTCGGGGACGTAATAGACCTCGGATTAGACGGCTTGGATTTAGGCGCAGGTGAAGACCTGTACTGTGTGATCCGAGTTGCAACGACAGCCACCTCTGGTGGTTCTGCTACTGTAGCACTCGAACTTGCTTCGGATGCTCAGGCAGCTATCGCTGCGGACGGGTCTGCAACTACGCATTTCTTGACCGACGCAATCGCTGTGGCAACACTCGTTGCTGGTTACCAATTCGCAGCGTTCCGCCTTCCAGCGGGCACGTATGAGAGATACCTCGGTATCCTTCAAACGACTGCGGTCGCGGCTCTTACAGCCGGGAACGTTGATGCTTTCTTAACGAAAGATATCAATGCTTGGAAAGCCTACGCCGACGCAATCTAGTTCTGAGTAACGTTGATCCGGCCTTCGGGTCGGGTCAACCCTCTCAGGGATTTTTAATTTTAATACGGAGGGCCTAGCCCATGAGTACGAAGAAAGAAAAGAAAATCAGTAGAATTTCTGTCCGGGCCCTCGAAGACGGCTTTATCGACGGTGTTCGCAGACGTAAAGGGGATGTGTTTTTTGTTAACCCCTCAGTAAACGGTAAATGGTTCGTGCCGGTTGACGCAGACGCAGCAGCAGCTTCACGAGCCGCAGACGAAACGGCAGCGCTTGAGATAGCTAAAGCCACACAGGATGCACAAGACGCAAAGATTAAAGCAAAGGTTGACGCCGAAGAAGCTACAAAGAAAGCTGACAAGGATGTGATCGATGCAAAGGCCAAGGCTATTAATAAAGCCAACGCCGCAAAAGCTTCTGCCTCCGCCAAAGCTTCCGATGTTGACGCTAAGGATAAGGCGAAAGCTGCCAAAGCTAAAGCATCGGAAGCCCCGGAAGAGGAAGAGGACGACTTAGCATAGTTTAATCGCTACGCTATCTTCGCCAGCCTGAAAAGGGGAGCTCCCGTAGACAGGGCTCCCCTTCTTTTTTAAAAGATGAGAGGACGTACTAATGTCAGAAGTTACAATCGGAAACTTAGCACTATCCTTTTTAGGGGACGAGGCAACGCTTTCGGCTATATCCCCTCCCGAGGGCAGCGATCAAGCAGAGCACATAGCTCAGTTCTACCCTATAGCGCGCGATGCTCTTTTAGAGATGCACATATGGCCTTTCGCTACACGCAGAGGGCCTTTAACGCTGCGCTCAGAAACACCATCCATCGGCTACACGTATTCATATGATCGACCTTCGAACTGTTTGAAGCTTTTTGCGGTCATGCCTCCGGGTGCTGGTGATGATTACAGCATCGGATATCCCTCCGGGGGCGTGTCTTACACAGCCGCAGGTCTCGTATCTGCACCTCTTCCGGGAGGGTTCAACGCATACCAACCTGCTAAGTTCACAACAGAGATTGCCAGTAATGGCGATCAGATTGTTTTGACCGATCAGGTTGAGGCCGAAGCGCGCTGGGTTCAACGTATTACTGATACGACAAAGTTCTCCCCCTTGTTCACTCTGGGCTGTGCGAAGTTGCTTGCGAGCTTCGTCGCTGGTCCTATCTACAAAGGGAAGGCTGGCGTCAACATGTCCGCTGCGATGATGGGGCATTTCCAGCTATTCTTTAATCAAGCAATAACAGGACAAGGCAGCGAGGGGCACGAAGATGTGTCTCAAGCCGTACCGCACCTCTCAGGGAGATAAACATGACGCAGATAAGAACTTTCCACAGGTCTTTTGGCGGGGGTGAAGTTACTCCTGAGTTCTTCGGGCGGCTTGACGATGTTAAAAACCTCACCGGGCTACAGCGCTGTAGAAATTTCGAGACCCTACCCCACGGCCCCGCGCGTAACCGCGCAGGATCACGCTTTGTGAAAGAGGTAAAGGACAGCACGAAGTCAACACGCCTTGTCCCTTTCTACTACTCAGATAACCAGACTTTCTCCATTGAGCTTGGTGAAGGTTATTTCCGTTTCCACACAGCCGGGGCGACTTTGCTTGCGGGCACAGTCCCGGCTTACGCTGGGGGCACAGCGTACGTACCGGGCGACTTAGCTCTTGAAGCTGGTGTGAATTATTACTGTATTGCTGCCACGACCGGGAACACCCCGCCAAACGCAACATATTGGTACGCAATGCCCGCTGACGGGACTTTTGAGATACCAAACCCTTTCGCCGAAGCCGACTTGTTTGCTATAAATTACGTCCAGTCTCAGGACGTGATGACGTTCACACATAATAATTACCCACCGATGGAGCTTAGACGTAATGGTGCTGTAGATTGGACCACAATCGATATCAGCTTCGTCTCGGTATTAGACGCTCCGGCAAGCATCTCCGCTACGACTACCGTAGGAACAGGGTCGGTGACGTATAACTATACGGTCACCGCGCTTGATAGCACAGGTAAAGAAGAGAGCTTACAAGGTACAGCAAACAGCACAACGAACGACCTGCTTGCCGATGCAACATATTTGAACACGATCACGTGGTCCGCTGTATCAGGCGCAGAGCGCTACAATGTTTATAAAGAAGATAACGGTCTGTTCGGTTTCATAGGGCAAACGCTTGATGAGAGCTTCATCGACCAGAATATCACAGCCGATGTGTCCAAGACCCCTCCTATCGCTCAGGACCCTTTCGCGACTTCAAGCAATTACCCCCGCGCTGTGAGTTATTACGAGCAACGTAGGGACTTTGGAGGCACAGATAATAATCCACAGAATATTTGGATGACCCGCTCAGGCACAGAAAGCAACATGGCTTTCTCAATCCCAACCCGGGCGACGGATGCTATTAACTTCCGTATTGCAGCCAGAGAAGAAAACACAGTGCGCCATCTTATCCCGTTGGTGGATTTGATCGTGCTGACTTCCTCCGCTGCTTGGATCGTTACCAGCGTGAACTCAGACAGCATCGAGCCTGATAGTATCGCTGTGCGCCCACAGGCGTACGTAGGAGCTGCTGCGGTGCAACCCTTGGTGATTGAGAATGTAATCGTCTTCGCAGCAGCCAGAGGAGGCCACGCTCGCGCGCTAGGCTATTCTGCTGAGCGTAACGCTTACATCGCAAAAGATATCTCTCTGCGCGCGCCACATCTATTCAACCACTTGACCATCGCAGACATGACGTACTCCGAAGCGCCCTACCCTATGGCCTTCATGACCAGCTCGAACGGGGTCATGGTCGGATTTACTTATGTTCCCGACGAGGATGTCGAGAGCTGGCATTGGCACGATAGCTACACGAACGGGGGTGACTTGGATGATCTGACGCAGAGCCTCTTCAAATCTGTATGTTCTGTAGCCGAAGGGCAGGAAGATTTTCTTTACGCTATCGTCGAACGTGAGATCAACGGGGCGACCGTGAAGTATGTTGAACGTTTTGCCACACGTAACGTTGTTGATTTGCACGATAGCTACTTTGTGGATTGCGGTGTGACGAACGATGTTCCGATCACAGTCTCAGGCGTCACAAAAGCGACCCCGGGCGTGGTGACTGCCACAGGGCATCCTTTCTCAAACGGGGACCCTGTGGATTTCGTCGACGTGAAAGGTATGACAGAGTTAAACCTCAATCGGTATTATGTTGCGAATAAAGCTGCAAACACTTTTGAGCTGACAGACGAGTTCGGGACCAACATCGATACTAGCGGTTTCACAACATACAAAAGCGGGGGTGAGGTTCGCGAGGTATTAACCTCTATCTCGTCCGGGCTGGCACATCTTGAAGGAGAGACGGTTGCGGTCTTAGCTAATGGAGCTGTGCAGCCTAAACAAACAGTGACCGGGGGTTCTATTACTTTAGACGAACCAGCCAGCATAATTCACCTTGGATTGCCGATTGAAGCTGACTTACAAACCTTACCTCTTGCCTATGAGAAAATCGCAGCGTTCGGCCAAGGCCGACAGAAGAACGTCAACGAGGTTTGGCTGCGTGTCCATGAGAGTAGCGGTATCTTTGCAGGGCCTACTTTTGAGAACCTGACAGAAAAGAAACAGAGAACAGATGAGCCTTACGGTACGCCTCCTCGTTTGAAGAGTGAAGAACTCTCCATAAAGATTGGTCCAAAATGGCAGGACAGCGGAGCAGTGTGCGTTCGCCAGTCAGACCCTCTGCCGGTTTCTTTAGTATCTATGACTGTGGAGGTTTCTATTGCGTAAAGATTATCACATAGATTTCTTACAGTCGATCACCGAGGGGGATGTTAAATACGTCGCGGACAATATGCGCCAAGCGGATAAGGACGAGATACGCGCAGCGTACGGAGACGTCAGGACGCCTAGGGGGTTTTTAGAGCATTCAGTAACCTCTTCGCCTAATGCGCGCACCATAACGTCTCCTTGCGGCTCTGGGGAACCTGTGGCTATCATCGGTACTGTGCCTCCTGCTTTGCTTGGGGAGAAAAAAGCAACACCATGGATGCTTGGTACGGATCAGATTTTCAACCACCCCCGCCCTTTTGTTGTCGGCGGAAGAGGTTATGTCCAAGATATGTTAGAGCTTTACGGCTGTTTAGAAAATTACGTGGATGTACGCAATAGGGTGAGTGTTGCTTGGTTGCGAGTTATAGGTTTCGAATTAGAGGCGGCAAAACCACATGGTGTTGCTAAATTGCCTTTCCACCGTTTCCGTGCAGAACGTATACGTGCTGCCTGATAATACGGTTAGAATGATTTTTGTAGGTATTAAAGAAGGACCCCATAATGTGTAACGCTGGATATGCAACGATAGGATTACAGGTAGCAGGAGCAGTGAACAAAGCTTCCGGTGCTTCACTCCGTGTTGCTGGGGAGAAAAACAATCTTGAAGCCTCCGCTGATATCGCGGACATGAACGCACGCATGGCGGATATGGCGGCATCGTCTACTTTGAAGCAAGGCCAGCGTGAAGAGCAAAAATCTTTATTCGACACAACGAACACTCTGGATAAACAGAAAACAGGATACGCCGGGGCAGGTATTGCTTTAGACAGTGAGACGGTCCTGCGGGTCTCAACCTCTACACAGGTCCTTGGTGAGATCGACGCGAACACTATCAATGCAAACGCCGCGCGCGCGGCATGGGGTTACAAACTTGAAGGCGTCCAATTTAGAAACGAAGCGCTGACCACACGCGCCACAGCCTCAACGCTTGATCCGAAACAAGCTGGCATAAACTCTCTGATCGGCAGCGCCGGGAATATTGCAGGGAACTTTATCCAGTTGAAGAAAGCAGGGGCTTTCGATAAGAAGAAAAAAGGAAATGAACCCGTCGGTAAGACCGGACGTGGGACAGGGAAGAAGTTCACATAATGGCAACCGTACCGACAAAAAATAATCTCAGCGCGACACGTAATGTGGCGAACAGCTCTTTCCGTTTCAGCAATACCACAAGCCAAGCTGCTGCGGGTCTTGCTGGCGCGCAACTTGAGGAACAAGGGGCGGTGTTGGAAGAAGCGGGCCAGAATGCTACCCGCCTTGAGCTAGAACTTCGTAACGAAGCGAACCAGCTTCGCGTCGATGATGCCATCAATCAGGCGCGCGAAGAAGCGATCCGTTTGGAACATGACCCCGAGCAAGGTTTTACGACTTTGAAAGGCTACGATGCTTTAGAGCGCCCCGACGGTAAACCTTTGACGGATGAATACGGCGAGAAGCTAGAACGCAGCATGGCGGGTATATCAGAAGGACTTGGTGGCGAAGCTCAACAAGCCATGTTCGATAAGCAGAGCGCCGATATGGTTGCGCGCTTTCGTGAGAACACAATCAAATATGAGGGTCAAGAGTTTCAAGAATATTCGAAGTCGGTAAGACGCGGAACGATTGAGAACCGCACTCAGGAGATCGCTTTAAACTATCGCGATGAGGAGCTCGTGGACGAAGCTCTGCTCTCTATTGAATTTTCTGCAAAGGATTTAGCCCGTCAAGAAGGACGTGCTGCCAACGAGGGCGTGGCTGTTGCGCGTAAATCTGTGAGTAAAGGCCACATGGTTGTAATCGAAACAGCCATCCAAAAAGAGGATAATATCTATGCAGACGAATACTTTAAAAAGAACGCTAAGAATATGGGTGCTGACGATATCCTTAGTGTTAATAACGTCCTTGGGGAACAGCTCGACGCCAAAATCGCTGGCGAGGTAGTGAACAAAGTAATGAACACCCAGAGCGAGAACATCGCTACCTCGAACAGCTCACGCGCCTTTAACATCGCCCTCGGTACTGAGAGTGGTAATAAACAGTTTGGAGGCCCGGGCAGCGTAGCCGGAGCAACCGAGCCTACTACTTCTAAGGCTGGCGCTATCGGCGCTGCTCAAGTAATGCCCGCCACTGGACCCGAAGCTGCGAAGCTGGCGGGTGTAGAGTGGGATGAAAAGCGTTTTAAAGAAGACGCGGATTATAATCGCGCTCTAGGTAAAGCTTACTTCGAGAAACAACTTCAAGATTTTGATGGGTCTCTCGCTAAAGGGTACGCTGCATATAACGCAGGTCCCGGCGCAACCCGTAGAGCTATCAAAGAAGCAGGACCCGGAGGAGATTGGTTGGGTCTTCTTCCGAAAGAAACACAAGAATATGTGGATAAAAATGTGTCTGCCTTCACCGCAGGAAAAGGCTCTAACCGTAGACCTACCTTGCTTGAAGTGCAAAACCAAGTCCGAGAAGAGCTTGGAGGGGAAAGTCCTCGCCGCACGAAGATAGCCATGGCCGAAGCGGAGAAACAATACAACACCGTTATGAAAGCCATCAAGCAACAAGACGAGCGCGCTACTGCCGATGCTATGCGGGAGCTGCTCTCTAACGGGGGCGATTATAGCGCTTTGAACCCACTCATGCGCGCAGCGATACCTCCGACCGAAGCA